CTCGGGGAGCTTCACCGCCGCCGTATCGTCGGCACCCGTCACCAGGGTAAACCCGGTGCCAGGGACAGCGTTGGCGTTGGCGATGGCCGTGCCACCCACAGCCACCGTCTGCACAGGAACCGGGCCTAACGCGCCGGGAGTCGTGCCGTCGATACTGCGGAGGAACATGTCCACGTCGCCCGTGGTCGCGCCCGCCGCCTCCAGGGCAATGCCGCCGAACACGTTGCTCGTCGCTGTCTTAGTGAACGCGCCGGTGCCGGACGTGCCGCCGTAGGGGTCGCCGTTGGCGTCCCAGTAGAGGGCGTCGCCAGCGGACACGTCGGAGTTGTCCTTGGGGACATTCCAGACGCCACGGGCGCTCACAGCACCCTTGGCGCTGGCCGCGATGTCCTCAATAGCGATGGTGACAACCGTGCTGCCAATGAGCACGACATCGCCGGCAGTTACCGCCGAGTTGGGCGTGTGGTCGAGGTTATCGCCAAGTTGGCGATATTTGCAGGAATGAGCCATAGTTATTTTTCCTTATGCTTACGGGCCGGAGCCTTGGGTTGCTGGGCCGGTTCCGGCTCAGGTTTCGGAGTTGGGATAGCCACGATGGGCGGAGGTGGCACAGCCTCAATCGGGACTACCTCGGCAAGGCACTGGCTCACCAGCGCCTCACCGATCTTGTCCGCCACGTCGGCCGTTTCGCCTTCTTTCAAAGCCGGCCAACCTTCGCCCAGATTTCGGAGCACTCTAACTTTCATCATTGTCTCGCGTTATCAGGACGCATTTCCGTCAGCACGCACGCCGCCGCGGTACTCTTGCAGATTCACGCCGACATCGCTGTAGCCACGCATCTGCACGCCGAGCACGTTGAAATCGGCGTCAGCCGTTTCCACCGTGGGCTCCACGTTGCCGTTGAGTGCCGCGATCTCGATGACGGGAATCTCGCTCGGGTCGGCCAGCATGTACCAGGCTTGCGCACTGTAGCCGGTGTAGGACGAGTTCGACATGTAGGGCGAACTCTCGACGCGGAACCGATCCCGCCAGATGTTGCCGTCGCCCTGCGTGCCGGTCGCCGTGCCGTCGATCATCCGCTCCGAGGTCATCAGCGTGGTGGCTGCGGCCTTCAGCGCGGTCGGCACCAGGAGAATGGCCGGCTGCACACCGAGCGGCTTGCCATCCGGGTCGGTCTGGTTCATGAAGATCGTTTCAGTCGCCGCCAGTCCGCCGGCCGTCATGTCGGCCACTGCTTCATTGGCGTTCCCGCGTGCCGTCGTGAAGAAGGTGGAGTTGTTGAGAAACTCAGTCCAGAAGATGTCGTTGAGCTTCAACATGCCACCACGACCGATCCGACGCGGAACCGCCGTCAGCGCGCCGAGGTCATCGTTGATGATGTCGGTGCGCGTCACCGCCAGGATGATCCCGTAGGTATCAGCCTTGTTGGTGTACGTTTCCTCGCCCAACGTCCCATGCTTCAACTCGCCACCGGGGCCAACCTGCTCGAATTGCAGATGACCAGTGAGGCTCATGGTGTTAATGGTTTTGAAGTCACGCACCGGGCGAATCGCCGCGATCCGCAGGGGCGTCTGGTCAACGCTCATCCAGCCTTCGCGGAGGAACTTATTCGTTCCGGCCGCGAGCGTGTTGGGCAGACTGAAAGTGCTGAACCCCGCCGCGCTGATTGTCCGTGGTGCGAGCAACCCAAATGCGGCCCGCTGCACGTTGATGTCCACGTTGTAGCCGCTCGGCTTGTAGCCGTTGGCCTCGGCAGCCAGGCAGAACAGTTCCTTCAGGCCGATGCCGCTGCGGAACCGATCCTTCGCCATCTGCAATTCCTGATCGGTGAAGTGCTTCTCGGCATCCTTCAGCCGGCCCGACATGCAGATAGCGGCCTCAATCACGCGATCCGTGAGCCGCTTGTCAATGCGCGTCGATGACATCACAGTGTGGGGCGGCGGCACGCTGGCCTCGAACAGTTCCAGGCGGAACTTTTCCTCGCTCCACTTGTTGTCGATGGCATCGGCGGCGATCCGCTTGATGGCGTCGATGTCGTAGGGGCGAGCGTCACAGGCCGCCGCAGCGCGGTCGGTGATCGCCTGCACGCGAGCGACTTCACGCTCCTTGGCTTCAAGCACCTCGTTGAGCTTAGTGCGCTCTGGTGTTGCTGGTTTCTTCTGCTGGCCGTTATAGTTGGCCTCCAGGTTGGCGATTGCCTCATCGGTGAGCGTGCTTACATCCACGCCCGGCAACATCGCCTCGATCCACGCTTTCAATTCCGGTTTCATGTTTACCTCGCTTTTAGAAGCGGCGGTTGCCGCGATTTTGGCCGTCGTCTGGTCGTCCGCACCGTGCGAAACGAACGCGAACCCTGAGAGTGTGCTGTAGCGCACGTGATAGAGCGGGCCGGCGAACTCCTGCCCGTTGATGGTGGCTGTCTCGCCTGCTCCGACTTCGCGCACCTTGTCTGGGTACGCCTCCACGCTGGCCTGCCACACAAAGCCGTCACGTGCGCTGTTGACGACTTCATCGCGCGATGGCGTTGCCGCCGATGCCACACCGGAGAGGGTCAATACCCCGTCGTCTTTCGACTTCGCGGTAACGTGCCCAACGCGCTGCGATTGAATGTGGTCTAAGTTGGCCACGATGGACTTGGCGAACTTCAGCCCGCCAAGGTCAATGACAATCGGCTTGTCATAGCCGGCGACGTTCATTGCGCCGCCCGTGTAGGCGACTACCGAAAACGTCGGCGGCCCCTTGGGTTCTTCGCCTTCCGCCGCTTCCGCCGCCTTGATTTCGACAGGGGCGAGCATGGCGATGATTGGAGTTTTATTCGTGCCCATTGAGTGCGTTCCCGTTTAATCGAGGGATAGAGGCAGCAGCCGCCGGAGGAGTGGCGGGCTGCTGCGGGGGAGCTGCCGTAGCTGGCAGGCAAATGTCGAGAAGCCGCTTGCGAATCTCGGTTTCATCCACGCCGAAGGACTGAGCCATCGCCGGAATCTCGTCCTCAAGGTCCAGGCCGGCTTCGCTGTAGAGGCGGTGTATGCCAATCTGCCCACTCTGAAGTTTGGTCTGGCTGGCTTCCGCTTCCGCCTGGATGTCAGCCACCTTGTGTTTTGGCCAGTCCCACGAGTGGAGTTTCGCCAGCGGGCTTACGGCGTCGGGCAAACCACCTAGCCAGCCGAACGACTTAATTGCCATGTCGAACCACAGCGAAAAAATCTTGTCTAGTACGAGGTCGTTGCAGTCGGCGCGGTCCACGTCGAGCGTGGCGTAATAGGTTTGATGGTCCAACCGACCAGAGGCGTAGTTGTAGTCCGCCGAGTTGCACATCGACTTGTTGAGCGGCATCGACTTGGGCCGACCCTGCTCGTTGATGAGCGTCTTATGAAACGCCTCATAGCTCGCCGTGGGAAACTCGGCTTTCAGTTGGTCCGCTTCCCACCCGGTCGGCAGGAACGCCATCTGCCGCTTGGCGACATCCATCGTGCTGAATGGCTTCACCGCGTCCGCTTCGTCCGGTGACTGCTGGGTTTTGACGACCAGCGACCAGTCCGCCGCCATGTCGGCCGCCGCTAGATTTGATTCACGCCAGCGCCTGGCTGCCGCACCCAGGTTGAGAGTGGACGCGCACTCCGGCACTCCGCGATGCTGACCGGGCCGCCGCATCTTGAACCAGTGCAGCACGCGGTCAGCGGGGACGCGCTCCGGCTCCAGGTCGATGAGACTGCTCACCGTGCCGGGGTGGTGACGTAGGATGTCGTAGGTCTCGGGGTTGCCGTAGGCGTCGAACCGGATGCCGTCGATAAAGCCATCCACGCCAAACGGCAGGTATGGCGTCTGGCACTGCTCCGTCTCGTACAGCACGAGGTCTATTTGCACCGGATGCGGCAGGCGGGCGTTGCGACGCATCACCGCGATTGATTCACCGTCCGAGTGCTTGGCATGGGCCTGACACCACAACTTGCGGCGGAACTGCACGGCCTTGCACCAGAGGTTCCACTGAAGCTCAACCATCTGGTTGAAGCCTGGCGAAGTGGTCTGCATCCGCAGCGTCGGGCCGGTCCCCACGACATCCGTGGCGTAGGTCTGGGCGATGCCGTC